CCCAAAAAACAATTTCTGCATCGGACTAGACTATCGAATTCCTGTTATGCATGGGCTAATTGATGGAAAATACGTAAGAGACTTAAAAATGTCTCCATCCTACAATGAGACTACCTTCGCGGCAGAGTATATGGGAACATGGCTCGGCGGCAGTGACGAAAGTTGGTTTAATTTTGAAAAGCTATCGAAATATCGTAGGTTGAAAAATCCTGAATGGAAACAAAAATTTAGAGGAGAATCCAATATTTTTTACTTAATTTCAGTAGACGTAGGAAGATTATCGGACCAGACTGTTGCGTGTATTTTCCGAGTGAATATCAAAAATGAGAGATACTTTTCAACATTAGTCAACTTGGAGGTCTTAGGAAAGAGTGCAGAGTCTAAGACTTTTACTCGTCAGGCTATTGATTTGAAAGAACTGATTTGTAAGTACAACCCTCGTGAGGTTGTAATTGATACAAACGGTCTTGGTATTGGTCTCGCAGATGAAATGATTAAGACTCATTATAATGCAGATGGCGAACTTCTGCCCGCGTATGGCTTTTTTAATAATGATGATTATAAGAAAATTCAACCGAAAGATGCACCAGCAATTCTCTATTCGCTAAAAGCGAATGGTCCTTTAAACTCTAAGATTCATGGGAACGCCTACTCACGCTTAAATGGCGGCCTCGTAAGATTTTTAATCACCGAGCAAGAGGCTCGTTCAGCATTATTGGCGACCAAGGTTGGCGCAAAGATGACATTTGAAAAACGAGTGCGGCGCCTGATGCCCCATGAACTTACTACTAAATTATTTGAGGAGATGGCTAATCTTAGGCTTAAACGTACAGGTCTTGATATTGCTCTTGAACAAATTAACCCTCGATTCCCCAAAGATAAATATTCAGCTTTGGCTTATGGATTATGGAGGATTAAGGAACTTGAAGAGGAATCGTATCAAAAGAAAAGACGTCGTGCGAGTATAGGCGGTCGACGATTAGTTTTCTTTACTGGAGGAATGTAACATATGGAAGTTTTTGAAAGAGACTTATCTGCCTTCAAAAGATTTCAATCTGGAATTTCTTCTGTCGTACCAACAGACTGGGGTGACGCCGGACGCTACTTAGATTTAGAGCGTACCAGAAACTATTCCCTTAAAGAGGTAGAAGAAATTCTCAATAACGTATCTTCTCTACAGTCTGCGCAACAACTCTCTCGTCATTTTTTCTTAAAAGATGGGTTCTATAAGAAAATAATTATATACTATGCTACTCTTTTAACTTATTCGGGTTTACTAATTCCTAATCCGACCTTTGGTAAACGACTCTCCACACCGCATATTGCTAAAAGATACTACTCTGCATTAAATTATTTAGATAGACTCAATCTTGAAGAGATTATGACTGGTATGAGTCTTAAAGTTTTAGTCGAAGGCGCATACTACGGTATCATTCAAACTTTAGATAAAAATAATCTAGTAATTTTTGACTTACCTGCGGCATATTGCCGTTCAAGATTTAAAGACTTCAATGGTAATGATCTGGTAGAGTTCAGTGTGACCTACTTTGATCAGTTTACCGACAAGACAGAACAAAAAGAAATCTTAGACTCCTTTCCTAAGTTTATTGCTAATCATTACAAGAAGTTCAAGAAAGGTAAGACCGGAAATGCGTGGATTCAACTGCCGGCAGAGGTTGGCATTTGTTTCTATTTGACTGAAGATTGTAGACCTCTGTTTTTAAATGTTATTCCTGCGACCATTCAATATGATGATGCAGTGGATACAGAAAGAGAGCGCGAGTTAGAAGAAATTAGAAAAATCATTGTACAACAGATTCCGCATCTTGCGGACGGTAGCTTACTATTTGAGCCTGATGAGGCATTAGAAATGCACAAAGGCTCAGTTAACATGATGAAAGGTAATAAAAACATTAGTGTTTTAACTACCTATGCTAATGTAGATGCTATCGTTTCTAGGACATCTGCTGACACAGTTTCATCTTCTCTTGAGAAAATGTGTCAGAATATTTATGCTGAGGCTGGAACGAGCGCGCAGATTTTCTCGCCGACCGGTACTCAAGCCCTATCTACTTCAATTTTAAATGATATTTCTGTCATGATGATATTGGGCAATAAATATGCAAGATTTTTCAGTTTTGCGATTAACTCACTTTTCTCTAATTCAAACATCTATTTTAAATATAAAATTCTGCCTGTTAGTTTATATAATAGAAGTGATTATATTACTGACACATTCAAGCTTGCGCAAAGTGGTTATAGTTTCTTAGTACCATGTGTTGCGGCAGGCATTGGACAGAATGAGCTTACGAGCTTGAAAGAGTTAGAGAATGATGTATTAGAATTAGATGAAATTCTTAAACCTCTTTCTTCTTCTTATACGCAGCCATCTGGTGAAGTTGGCGCGCCAGAGAAAAAACTAGAGGAAAAGTCTGAAAAGACTATTCAAAATGAGGATTCGTTAGATCGACAAGGAGGCTCTGAATGAAAAAGGATTTACTGGAGTTTCCGATAAGTATTTATGGTGAAGTTACGCCATTTAATGACACTTTGTCAAAGGCTCGTGGACGTATTTTTTATAAGTATGCGAATCGAAATGGCACATATATTACTGACGAATTTGCGGATGAGTTAGCTTCCACTTTACCATATACTCCTGTAAAGGGAATTTATGAATATGATTCTAAAGATTATACGGATCATGGTCAGTCTCGCGCGCAAGGTCGCATTTATGGTATTGTGCCAGAGAATAATAACTTTGCGTGGGAAAAACACCTTGACGCTGATGGTATAGAAAGAGAGTACGCTTGTACTGACGTTTATCTTTTTACTGCTCTTTATCCAGAGGCTGGGGAGATTGTTGGAAAAAGCCAGTCCATGGAACTGTACGAGCCAACTTTAGAATATCATATGGCAATTATTAAAGGTCAGAGATATTACGTTTTTGATCATGGAAGTTTTTTAGGATTGCAGGTATTAGGCGATAATGTTGAACCTTGCTTTGAAGGTGCTTCATTCTATACCTTACAATCTTCTATTGAAGAAGCAATTCAAAAAATTAAAGAATATAGTAACTTGGGAGGAAAATCGGAAATGCCAAATATTAAATTTAAACTCTCTGATAGTCAGAAATATGAGTATATTTGGACTCTTTTGAATCCTGAATATAATGAAGAAGGTGGCTGGGTTTGCAGCTATACTATTTGTGATATTTTTGATGATTATGTGCTGGCTTATAACTTCGAGGCTGGTACATATGAAAGAGTTTATTATGAAAAAGACGATGAAGCCGATTCTGTTACCTTAAAAGATAGGGTACAAGTTTTTGTTGTAGATGTAACAGAAAAAGAGAAAGATACCCTCGATACACTTCGCAATCTGAATGGTGGTACATACGAGCTTGTAAATGAGAATCTTACAAATGCTGAACAAAACGCAGCTAATTGCGCAGAATTTAGCACCAAAATTGAAGACTTAAATACAACAATTGCCACTTTAAATACGGAAGCAGAAACTGCTCAGGCTCGGATTGAAGAGTTAGAAACTCAATATGCTGAAGCTACTGAACAGAACTCTGTGCTTTCAGAAGAAGTTGAGGGATTAAGAACTTATAAAAAAGATGTAGAGACGGAACAAAAAGAGTCTGTATTCGCTGAATATTCTGATAAGCTTTCTGAAGAAGTTATTAATACTTATAGAGAAAAAATTGATGAGTATACAGTAGAAGATCTTGATATGCATCTTGCTTATGAACTTAAGAAATCGGGTTCTTCTATTATTGATTACACCCAGGCGGGTGGCAGAATTCCAAAAGACCAGCCAAAGTCTGGTATTGAGGCAATTTTGGAACGTTATAAAAAGTAATTTGGAGGAATTATAAATGGCTAGATTAACTATTGATGGTTTTGGCCAGATCGAGTTAAACAACTGTGCTTTCCGTAGAGATGGTAGAATTGAAGCACAGTGCGCACCAGATACGACTGACTTTGCTACAGCTAAAGTAGAGAACGGAATGCTTCTTGCAGTTGACAATGTATCTCGTACAGTTAAATTTGCTACAGATAGCTCTCTTCCGATCGCTATTACTTATAGTGCAGAGCATATGTATGATGATCGCGCAAATGGTCTGAAAGATTTCGCTCTTAACGGAACTGATGACTTCTTACCTCGTCTTGGCTATCTTGCAGTTGGTGATAAATTTACTTCTAACTGTGTATCTTATAGCAGCTCAGAATTCGCTGATGACAGCGCTCTGATGTCTGCACTTGACAGCATTGCTACAACACCGATCTTTGGTGGCGCAAGCTCAGACGGATCTATTGCTGTTTCTAGCAGCGCTCCGTCATTCGGACCGGTACTTAGAGTTATTAAGAAAACTACTATGCCGGATGGAACTATTGGACTTAAATTTCAGGTATTCGCTGACTAATTAAGGGAGGGTAAAGAATATGACTATTAAAGAACTTCAAGAGATTGCCCTTCATGCGGCGAAGGGAACAGTTCCGGCTTGCTTTGAAAATCAGAACGTTGATGTAAACGCTGCTTTTCTTGATGGCCTTAGAGAACTGGCTGGTTCAGTTAACCAGTTTATGAAAAATCGTTATGATATTTATGAAATTATTATTAAGACGGCTGATGAGAT